TTCACCTGTTTTACCATTTACAAGTGGTCTATCGGGTTTTACTTTTGCGGTAAATAAAACTATATCGTACCCTTGAGACTTAAACCACTTGATTGCGTCTAAAGAACCCTCAATAGGTGGGTCGTATACAGTTCCATCATGGAATCCTTTTGAATTACCATGGACAACACCATCAAAATCTATCGCAACTTGATAGTTGTTTTCGTGGTGTTGCATTTTGTCATATTCATCTATGTTCATTTTATTTTGTATAAATTGTATTTTAGTGTAATTTCATCTCCCATAGAAAGAAATTCAGTTGACACTAATCTGTAATTACCGTCTACATCCGTCACCACTTTACAATTTGGATTATCACTATGATTGATAAATCCACCCAAAGGTGTTCTAATGTATCCGTTCTCAAACTTAGAGTTCGGGACATGACTTATACCAAAGTCATATTCAGATGGAATGTCCATTGTTGCGAATAAACCTATCCCATCTATTCTACTTTTCATAATGGTTAAACCTTTAGGTAACGGTCTATACATTATCTATGTCTCTTTTTAAATACATCACCATCTCTATATGAGTAAGAACCATATATAAACTTTCTTGGTGAGTTTGTATTAAACTGTTTAGATACTGAATGATACGAATCAGGTGTTGATAAAAAGAACACTCCCTTGTTTTTCTTTGCTTCAATTGTTTGATGAACAGGTAATGCGTTTAAGTCCCATATCTGTTGGTCTAATTGATTTAGACTATCAGATGAATGAATCAAGAAGTCACCACCTTCCCAATCTTTATCATTAAAGAATATTAGAAAGTTCCAAATTCTTTTATCTGTATCTCTATGTATTTCTCTAACATATCCGTCAGTCGCAGAGGACCAATCGATATGTAAGAAACTATCTGTTTTTAACGAACTATCTTTTGTAATAACACTATCCCAACCTTTTAACTCATCATCGTAATAATTTACGAAACTATGGAATACTTCGTCATCATTTAGATATTCATAAAACTTTTTCCAAGTAGGTGCAGTTTCTATCCAAGATGGAAACTTTGAACTATTTGAATTCATCTTTTTTCTACCACCCATCACAGTTCCCTCTGAAGATACATCAGGGAACTCTTGTATAAGGTTCTCAAGTGTTTCTTCATCAAAACAGTTTTCCACTTCTATAATAGGAAATGGATAGTCAGTAGATTTTCCTTCACTAAAATTAATCATATTTTTGGTATATCTTCTCCTCGAAAAATTCTGAATTTAGTAAATGATTTATTTCCTTCTTTTCTGCTGCTCTTCTATCATTTGTGTAATAAACCGCTCTTGCGTATTCAATGAATTCTTCATTAAACAATTTCTCTTTTTCTAATAATCTAACTGAATCTTCTATAACCCACATTTGACCATTTGTCTTTTTGAGTCTACTATAGATTTCTTTCAGTTCATCTCCACCATTATCCCAAAATGGTTTCAATTTGTCTTGTAAATAATTAAGTTCATTTTGAATATTTTCTCTTTGAACTTCATCTTTTACATTTTCAAGTTTTATTTCAAGGATTGATAACTTATCGAATGCGTCACCAATCGGTGTTTTAATTTCTATCGCCATATTTTAACATTTTATTTATTCCGTCTTCTAAACATACAAAATTTTCATAACCTATACAACTTTTTAACTTAGAAAGTGATGGTTTTCTCCATTTTGTATCGTTAGACCACGCAGGTTTATACTCTACTTTAAATTCTTTATCCATTATTTGATGTATAACCATCGCCAAATCATGAATAGTAATCTCTTCATCAAATCCAACATTTACTATTTCGTTGGATGTTTTCAAAATTAAATCAGAAACAATATTAGCATGGTCTGTAACATAACAAAAAGACCTTGTTTGATTTCCATCACCATATAAGTAAAAGTCCTCATCAGATTTGATTCTTTCAATAAACTCAGGAATCACCTGACCATAACCACCTGTTGCCATTCTTGGACCATAAGTGTTAAAAGGTCTAACTATCAAATACTCTTTTCTTTTTTCATCTGCCCACAATCTTACTAAGAACTCACCCATACCTTTTGAAGACGCGTAAGAGTCTCTATTTGCAGATGGGTGTAGAATCATAGGTTCCGTTTCTTTAGTTGGAACAATTGGTGATGGTCCATAAATCTCAGATGACGATGCGTATACTACTTTTGTTACTGAAGGTGTACATGCGTTCAATACATTTTGAGTCATTAAGATATTATGATTACAGACTTTAAATGGAATATCATAAAAATATCTTGTTCCATTTATTGCTGCGTAGTGAACAACTATATCGAACTGATGTTCTAACATAAATTCTTTTATTGGTTCACTATAAACTAAGTCTAACTCTTTGAATGTAAAGTTTTCATGAGTTGGTAAATTACTTACCTTTCCTCTGAAAAAGTTATCCACTCCAACGACTTCGTGACCACCATCTAATAATGAGTCACAAAGATGTGAACCTAAAAATCCTGCTGCTCCTGTTACTAATATTTTCATATCTCGTATCTCATTCCTTTTGGTACTGTTTTTACAAACTTATCATTTTCCTCATCAATGAATCTAAAAATGTTTACATCAATATTGTATTTATCACAGAGTACTTTCATTGCTTTTGTATCTTTAGGAAGACACATTCCACCATAACCACCAAACTCTTTATTTACATTTAAGTAGTGACCTTCACCGACACCGTGGAATAAAAACGCGTCTTTGATTGCGTCATAGTTTGCACCAAAATGTTCTGCTACTTTATGGAATGAATTTGCAAATGTGATTCTCATCGCCTTGTATGTATTTGAAAAATACTTCATAAGTTCTGATTCTATGATTGACATCTTAACTTTGTGAAATGGTAGTGAACCATGTGCTTTTACAATCAAATCATAGTTTTCATCACTATCAGTACCAACAACTAAGATATTGTTATTGTATACAAAGTCTTCATATGCACATCTTTCTCTCAGGAACTCAGGTACAAAACACATATTAAGATTTGGATATTCACTCATCAATCTTTGTGTAGTGCCAGGTTCTATTGTACTCTTAAGTGCAACAAGACCTTTATATTCTAATTTACTAAGTTGTCCTATTACAGAATTTACTGCTGTTAAATCACATTCTTGATTCGGACCTGTAGGAGTTCCAACTGTGATAAAGTTAATTTCTGTATCTAACGTATCTTCTATTGAAGTCTCAGGTATTTTGATATCGTATCCAACCACTTCGTGTCCGATGTATTCAAATCCTTTTGATATTGCGGAACCAACTGCTCCTATTCCAATTACTCCTAATTTCATTTTTCCCATAAATAATTCCAATTGTTTTTATGCCATTTTCCGGCTCTTATATATTCTAATATTCTATGATGTATCATACTTTTGTCAAAGTAATGTTGTTTACAATATAAATGACCATATAAAGGTACTTTAGAACTATCAACCACTGAATCTGCGAGGTTCATAAAACTTCCTTCGTACATATGAATCTCTTTTGCGTTTTGTAGTACTTTAGTATAATCTAATATGTGTCCATATCTCTGATGAAGATTGACTACAGGTAAGTCTTTATTTTCAAAATACTTTGTCTCTATATTAAACATTTTTCTATTAACATTATCCGCGTCTCTTTGGTGGATTATGATATAATCCTGTCCGACTTCGTCAATTAATGTTTGATATAATTTGTCTTCTTCTTCAGGTCTTCTGTTCCAAGTAATTTCTCTCCAATTAGGACCGTTAACTCCATCATCCAAAAGTAATTTCTTGGTATTGTTTTTTGCTCCTGTTCCAAACTGAATATTTTCTGTATCATTGTATAATACTCTGAACAATGGAAGAAGTCTACCCTTTTGAACATCTAAGTACACCATATCGTATTCTTTACAATATTTTTCTTTTATGACTGATGATAACATAATTCCATCACCAACACCACCAGCGTGTACTAATCTGATTGTTTTAAGTAAGGGGTTATCTACTATAATTTGACTCATGATAATAATTTCTCTACTAATGTTATATCTTCGGGATAGTCAACTGCGACTGTACTTCCATCTAATCTAACCATTTTAACTTTATATCCCATTTCTATGAATCTATCAATCTCGATATCTTCTTGAAATTCAAGTGGGGTTTTCTTTCCATAACTCCAAAATGCTTTTAAGTGGTCTCTGTTAAATCCATAGATACAAACTTGTTTCATTGGATTAGTTGGAACACCTTCTTTTAAGCCAGGAAGTGGGTTTCTTGAACACCAAATTAACTCATCTTTTAGATTTGTTATTACCTTTGGTATTTTCTTGTCTTCTACGTTTTCGTGTTTGTTTAAAGGCGCCATACAATTTATGATATGATTTGGATTCTCTATCATCTTGTCTATCACCTTCTGTATATCATTTGAGTTTAACATTGGTTCATCACCTTGGATATTGATGATGAAGTCTGCGTCAATCTCTAATGCTGCTTCTGCTACTCTGTCTGTTCCTGTTGGACATGAGTCTGATGTTAACACTACTTTGTATCCGTGACTTTTTACTAAGTCTACAATTTCTTCATTTTCTGTTGCGATATAAACATTATCTTTACCAACAGCATTTTCTGCAATCCCGGCGACCCAAATAATCATTTCGGTTCCAAGGATTTTCGCAAGTGGTTTGCCAGGAAATCTACTTGATTTGTATCTCGCAGGTATAACCACCGCAACCTTTGGTTCAATCACCTCTTCAATCTTTTCAGAATCAAACCTAAGGGAATCAGGTATGTCCAATAAAATATCTTCGATTCTATTAGGGTTCAGATGTGACTGTTGTAGATTTTGTGGATACAGTGGGTGGATGTGTTTTAACCCACTAACCATGTAATTGTGTGTGAATCCCCACTTGTGTGTTTCCATCAACGGGGTCATCCACTTTCTAATCACCTCTTGAAGAGGTTTACAGTTATACGTTTTGTTTCCTTCACCATACTGATAATATGTGACGAGTTGTTCTGTTTTGACATTCCCGACACCTCTACCCATTCCAAGAAGAGTTCCATCAATCCAACTTGCCCCTTCCTTCTCTGCGGATAAACAGTTTGCAAAAGCAAGACCAAGATTGTCGTGTGTGTGAACCCCGACCTCACAACCAAACTCACTAAACAACTTTACTAATTCAGTTGTTCTATCAGGTGTAAGGTTTCCGTAGGAATCCGCAAAATACAATGCTTCAGGTTTTAACTCGTTTAGTGTTCCAAATTCTTTTATTTCAGAATCACTCAGTAACGAGATACCCATAAGATTAATTACTAATCTATATCCTTTTTTGTTTATGTATTCACCGATTTGTTTTGATAATTCAATCTCGGAATGTTTGATTGCAAGTCTACAAATCTCAAATGGTGAATCACCAAACGGATTTATACAATCATCAATCAATGAAAAGTCTACTCCACCATCTTTGATGAAATCTTTCGCGTCAATCATAAATGCAAGTTTTACGTTTACGGGAAGTCTATAATCTAATACGTCCCAAATAAACCTATCATTACATTTACGATACTTACCACCCTTTACTGGCGATTTGTAACCTAATTCGATTACGTCAACCCCCGATAAATCACATGCGCTAATAAGGTCTTTGACCATTTCGGTATCAAAGTCCCAATTAGTATAGTAACCACCGTCTCTTAATGTACAATCTAATAACATAGGAAATTGTTAAATTTTCTTTTGACACACATATCGTTTCCAAAAACGCGATTACACAAGGGTATCGTAATACTCATTTTGTTTTTCTTGTCTTTTTATATCTTTTGGGTGTAACAATGCGAACTCTTCTAAAGAAGGTAAATTAGAGACAGTCTCGTATCCTTCGATTTTCTCGTGTACCTTGTTTACCCAACGAATGGTATCTGATTTTTTATATATTCTCCACTGAGGGTCTGGCCAATTAACCCAACCTTTTTCATCAACTCTCCACCCCCACTTTTGGATATGTTCTTGGGTCAAACCTTCTACCGTATTTATTCTTGGAACGAGAATTACATCAACTTCGTTCATTTTTAGAACATCGGGTAGATTCTGTATTAATACCTTACTTGGTATTTCATCTGCGTCAATCTGAAAAATGTAATCACCGTTACATAAATCAGTCAACTTGTTTTTCCAATCACCGAAGTGACCATCAAATTTATCTTTATGCCATGCGAATGCGTTATTGACAGATTTCGCTCTTAAAAACTCCTCTACCCCTTCATCACCTTTTGATTCGTCAAATAATATTACAACCTCGTCTTCTCTTCTTTTGTATTTTAAGATATGAGGTAAAAGTGCTTGTAACTCTACAAACTCATTACATACTGTTATTGCGTAACTAATTTTCATAATTTAATTTTATATTCCTACGGGTGGAGTATCTTGTGTTGTCTCCAAATCCGTATCGTCCTTTCGAACTTGTTCTTGTTGTCTTCTTACTACTGCTGGTGGAACTTTATCATAGTTACCATAATCGTAATTATACACCATGATTGAACCTACATTTTTTTCAACTAAAGTTCTGTAACCTACTTGAAGTTTTTTATTTCTGATAACTCCCGTATAAAACTGTTTAGAGTTTTCCTCGATTCTTAATTTAGTTAAATCTAATTTTCTAATCCCCTTTGTCGTACTAAACACCTCGTCTAAATCCTCTGCTAATTTGATAAAGTTCTGTGGTGAACAATGTTTCAAATCTAAACAATGGAATTTCATTTTAAAATTAGGTTGTAAAATAAACACAAAGTAATCTCGTTGTTTACCATCTACTTTTTTGTATCTGATTTTTGCAACCATTCCTCTTTCCAACTTAGATTTATTAATCTTAGTCGGGTCTTTCATATTACTTCTATGTCTACTTGTAAAGTCTGTCATTATTTCTTCTTCAACTTAGGTAATTTTAAAGTAACTTGTTGTGGTCCTTGACCTGCTTTATGTTCGTCAAGTATTTCACCTAACTTAGTTGACATATGTTGGAATGTAAAATTACTCTTTACATATTGTCTGTTCTTTCGAGATTGTTCTAATGCTTTTTTATACTTGTCGTATACTGCTTTCATCGTACCTGAAGCTTGACCATAATTTACTTTGAACCACTTACTACCTTCTTGGAACCATTTATTTCTTGCTGATGGGTGGATTTCTTTTAATTCACCACCAATTAAAAAGTTGTATTCAGGATGTAAAAAGTCTAAGTGACCTGACCATGCTGATGCGATGATTGGTTTACCACTAACACATGCTTCAAGTAACGGTCTACCAAATCCTTCACCGTGAGTAAATGATACATGCGCTTTTACTTTAGGATGATTATACAATGAATTCATTTCTTCGTCTGTCATATCACCATCAAGGATGTATATGTTTGGAAGTAATCCGTTCATACCATCCATTTCTTTGATAATCTCAATTTTCTTTTTTATTTCATGAACACTTGTAATAGATGATTTACCTATTGATGCTTTTAATATTAATGCTGGTTGTGATTTCTTATTAAAACTGTTTGTTTTAAATGTACTCAAAAATGAGTGTACTAATGATGCGATACCTTTTCTGTCCTCACCTAAATCACCTTGTAACCAATGTCCGACAAATAAGAAACAAAACTGTTCAGGTATTTCTGATAATGTTTTTTCTATTGTTTTAGATATTGGTTTCTTATTATCATATACATTTGTATCATAACCTTCAAATAAAACTTCAACAGGTTTTTCTATTCTTAGTTCACCTACTTTTTCTTTTGTTTGGTCATTAAGTTTATCATACACTGCTTTTAAAGTTGTTTTTGAATGTTCTGAAGATACTATATTCAAATCCATTCTATTACAACCCTCAATAAAATCTGCGGTTGCGTCTGATGTTTCAATCACTGCGGATACACCAACATTAAAATGACCAACAGGAGTAAACTCATTTGGAATGGTTATCTGAAACCATACATCGGGTTTTTGTTCTAACTTGGTGATAATTCTTGAAGTCAAATCTGTATCCTCAGGAGTCAATGCGTTCATACTTAAATCACCCCATCTTTGAGAAAGGATTCTGATATCCCACTCATCACCTTTTTGTTCAATAAGTGCTCTTACAAAATCTCTACTTCTTGCCCCATAACCACTTCTTGTGGCGATTGGACAACTAACTACACATAACTTTTTTATACTTTCCATAAGTCAAATCTTTTTCTTGGTTTCCAATTTTTAAAACAACCATCTATTGCTTCAATAAACTTCTCACCCATTGTTTCTGATGCCATATCACCGTCACCTACTACAAATTCATGACCTAACATACCAACTCTTTCACATTCGTCTCTACCCATTTTGAAGAACTCATTAAGGTTGTCTGCGATATCGTGAGAATCACATCTATCATCGTAGATGTAAGGAGTAACAGGTGAACCCTGTAATGATAAATTTGTAGGCCATACGGGTTTAACCCACTCACCGTGTTCTAATTTACCTTTCCATTTTCTCCATTGATGAAGTGAACCTATTTCAACATAATCTTCTGCTGTAAGTAGTTTACCATCTTTTCTAAACCCACATTGGTCTTGTAATCCACCTGTAACATTTACAATAATAGGAGTACCTGCTCTCATTGCTTCACAAGAACCTAACCCAAACCCTTCATTTGATGCTACATTTAAAACAACATCACATGAGTTGTAGTATAAGTTTAGAGTTTCTGTTGGAAACGCCTGTGTCTTTGGTCCTGTTTGTGTAAACCTGTATTCACCAAATTTACCACAATGTTTAATGACCTCTTTTAAGTCTGTACCATTGGGGTCACTTGGGGATGTATGTAAAAGTAGTAACATTTTTTTATCAGGATTCATTTCTGCAAATCTACTAAATGCTTCAACTACATCACCTGGCACTTTTCTACGAATGTTTCTGTTATTCCATCCAACTACAAAATCATATTGGTCTAATTTAAACTGATTTTTGAACTCAACTAATTTTGGGTCCATATCTGATAATGGTTTGAATAGTTTAGTTACACCGTGAGGAATATATTTATGATTCCAATCTTCTTTTGCCATTCCTGTTTTTTCAAGTGTTCTTTTATTGATACCATAGGTTTGTTTTGATATACCTAATAGTAAATCACAACTTGCGTAAAATGGTGCATTCCACAATGGGTCAGGAAGTGAATCCCAAATATTGTAATACATGATTGGACAAATTTGTCTAACTTCATTTTCCATCTCATACAACCATCTCCAAAATCTTGGGTCTGTAAAGTGTAAGATTGCGTCAGGTTTTTCTATGTTAATTAATTGTCTTAATACTTCAGGTGTTCCATAACCTGTATTACAATAGATTTTTACACTTGCGTCTTTTACACCTGTAGTCTTCCTAACATCTTCGTCTAAGATAAGTGTTTTACCTGATTCAGGGTGTTTTAGTGCTGCACCTAATTGAACCCAATCATATTTGTGAACAGTAGATAATACAATCTCTTTTGATTGTGTTGCGATTCCACTGTGTAATCTTAAGTCGTCTGAAAGTAAAAGTATCTTAGGTTTCTTAACTTTGTTCTTAGATACCTTCTTTAATTTTGGTAGTTCTATACTCATTCTGTAACTTCTTCTTTTTATTTAACTATAAATATACAAAAAAAATTAATTAAATCCTATTATATTCATCAGAAATTCTAACAATATCATCTTCACCGAAATATGTACCTGTTTGAACTTCTATAAATTCAACAGGTTCATCTGTTTCATTCCATGCTCTGTGTTTTGCTCCTAATGGTATTCTAATGGTCTCACCATATTTTCTGAATACCTTTTCGTCATCTAAAACAATTGTTAACTCACCTTTTATCACGGTCCAACATTCCTGTCTTTTGTGATGATACTGATAAGATAACTTTCTGTGAGGTTCTACTGTAATTCTTTTTACTTTTGTAGTGGGGTCATCTAACAATACCTCGTATCTACCCCAAGGTCTATATTCTATTTCATTCATAATCGTAAATTATTTTTCAAGTTTTCAACCCAAGTGTCTACTTGATATTTTTTAACTCTTTCTTGTTGTTTCTTTACCAACTCAATTCTTAAATCAGGATTATTACACAAGTTTTCGTATTTTTCTAAAAACTCTTCAGTTGTTTTAAATCTAAGTTCATCAATCACAAATTCTCTATATGTTGTTGTGTCGTTATCGTGAACTAAATAAGTTAATCCTGAAAAAATACCTTCCATTAGTGACATACCAAAATTATCATGAGTTGCGAACGACAATCCGAATCCTGACTCATTCAATAGTTTTATATATATTTCTGCGGGTTGTTTAAAATGAAAGTTTTTAAATTCTTTTTGTACCTGTCCTATGTAAGTTGTTTGACCCGATGGACACGTTACTGTAATTTTATCCTTTATGTGTTTTGGTAATTCAAGTAACATATCAACATTTTTATCCTTCATTAATCTATGTGAGAATAAAATCTTATCATTGATGTTTGGTTCTTGAATATTCATATGAACAGGTAATCCTAAAACATCAACATCATATGGAACTTGATTTTTCATAAGTTCTGACCCAACTATGGTTTGTTTAGACATTGCCATAATTGAGTTTTCATAATCAATAAACTTTTTCTTTTGACCTATTGCTAAATCTTGATGATTAGTAGCGTGTAAAATACCACCAAAATTGTTTACGAATCCTGCGTTTTGAATGTCAAATGAAAAGTCATCTAATATGTTACAATAAAATACTTTTGTAATTTCGTTCGCTCTTAACTCGGGTAATAAGTCTGAAATATATTTGTGGAGTTGTGATTTTCCTGGCAGATAACTATCTTCACCAAATTCATATTTTCCTGTAAAAAAGTTATAGTATTTATCGGGTACAAAAAATATCTTAGATAGTACCTGATTTAGTTCTACTGCCCACTTGTGATTAAAGAAGTGAGGTATAAATGCTATTGTACGAAACTTGCTTTCTTTTTCCATCTATTTAATAACCTATTGAAATGATTAAATTCATTTCTTTGTATCTCACCAAAATAAACTATCTTGTCTGAGTTGTGTACGATACAATCATATTGGTGAAGTGGTTGTGTTGGGTGATATGGTTTGTCATAATATTCATCTTCCATCCCACTATACAGTGTTCTTGATGTATTCGCAGGGTTGTACTCAATATACTTTACATTCATTTCTAATGAATATTTTCTTGCCCATTTTTCAATACCATCCTTTTTACCTCTTGTAACTATGATTAGGTCTTCACCAAACTTTTTCTTTAAGTTAAAGATTAACTCTTTTATTTCTCCTCTATTCTCATACGTCTCGTGACCTATCAACGCTACTCTCATACTTGACCAATTCTTTTTGTACTTTTTTCCAATACCTTTTAGTTTGTTTTTTCTGTAATCCTTTCGGACCACCATTCCAACACCTTGCGATTTCTTCATATGAACTATCTTTGTGATAATAATTGTAAATTACATAAAACATTTCTATAGACTTCTTCTCATCCCATCTGTCATCTAATGTATAGAATTTTTCAGAATCAAATTTATGAAGTAGTCTATTTACTTCATTGACCATTATTGGTCGTATTTGTAAAATACCCGCTGCATTTTCACCTTTAGCAAATGCTTTTGGGTTTCCTTTTGATTCTACCTGTATCATCGCTCCCACTAAGTCTGAAATATCTCTATCAGGTACTCTTAGAATCGTAGGTATTGTTTTTACAGTTAGTTCTTCTATTGGTTTAGGTTCAAGAACCAATAGTGGTTCTACCCTTGGATTTTCTACTTTACTTGAACTAACTAAAAGTAAAGAAACCCATATAAATAAAGTTCTCATATTAAGATTTTATACGTTCCTTTTTATTACACAATTCACTATCTTTGAAAGGACACCATCTACAGTTCTTGTTGTTCTTACCTGCTAATGCAGGGAACTCACCAACTGTATTATATGTTCCATCATCGTTAAAACTACTTTCAATAAATTCGTTAAAATTCTTTACTATTTTATTTAAGGTAGGTTTACCGTGAGGTGGTACAAATTCTTGTACCCTCTTTTGTGCAAACATTGCCTCTTCCCATAACTTTCTTTTTACAATAAAATATCTTACTTGTATTCTATCTAATGGATAACCATATTGTTCTGAGAAAAACTTTTTGTATAAAACTAATTGTGCGGTTTTTGTTTTATCCGCTTTCTGCCACTTGTTCCAACCTTTTGTTGATGTTTTGATATCCCATATTTCGATATTTCCATCGTTATCTTCAAATACCAAGTCAAGGAAACCTTTCATCATGATTTCACTATCATCTGATACGGGATAATAAATAGGTAATTCTACACCAACAAGTTTCATATTACGAGTTGAAAAGTATGCAGACCGATTCTTTTTCAAGAAATCGAGTATTTGTATACCATCATCGTAGAACTCATTCATTTCACTACGATTGGTAAACTTAATTCCGTATATTGCCATGGTCTTTTTGTACTCTTTAGTCATTTCTTCTAACAAGAGTCCATTAAGGTCCATTTCATTTGCTTTTGTTGCAGAGTCATTATACATAACCTGTAACCAAGATTGTATAGTCTCATGCATTGCGGTACCAAATAATAAATGTATAGATGGGTCAAAGTCTTTGTGACCATCCATATAAGTCAGTTTCCACTGTTTGGGACAGTTTGCCCACATTGTATACTGTGAGTATGAAACCTTCTTATCATCTTTCCCCTCTTTGTGTACGGGGAAATTAAATATATTAGATACCATTGATTTTTTCATACACTTAAAGATACTAAAAAGATTCGGAACTACCAAATCTTTTATGTTAAATAATTGTTAAGTTTTTACTTAGCCCACTTCTTTCTTTGGACTATCTGTGCTATAACTCCATAAACACTCATATCTTCGTATGTATCTTGGATGTTTTCACCAACTTCATCAGGTTGACCTAAAACTACTAATTGTTTTAGTCTTTGGATTTTATCATTCATTCTAAACCATAAACCTGTTAGTGATATCTTTATTTCATCTTCAGTTTCTAAGTTAGAACCAACTGAAATGTTATCAGGTCCGTAATTTCTTTGTTTTTTACAGAACGTTTCATACATTTCTTCCTGAATCTTTTTAAACTCGGTTGTTGTGTTTGGATATAATCTTTCACAATATTCTATTGCGGACTCTTCAACATTTCTTTTCACTTCCTTCTCACCATTCCACTTAACCTTGTTTTTTCTTTCTTTTATTACTTCAGCCATTTCTTTATTTCTTTATCTTCTATACCGTATTTTTTTATGATTTCGGTAATCTCATCTTTTGTTAGTATGTCAAGATATCCTATGATTTCTCTTTGAGATACTTCATAGTATTTTGACAAATAGTTTAAGACATTTTCATTGTACTTACCTTCTTTTTTACCTTTTATGTACTTATCCCATGTCTTTTTCTGTGGAAGAACGTCAAAATATAATTTGTACACATCTCGGGGTTTGAGTTGACCAATAGTATGTTTTTGTAACTCGTTTACCAACTCAATAAGATTAAGATTCATTGACAACCATCTATTTACTATAAATGGTGAAAATGTTTTCTTATCCATATCGGATAGAGTATTCCAAGGAACCTTTTTCTCTTTGATTCCCGAAATATGTTCAAATATTGTTTTAGTCTTCTTTGTCACCATTAATCAGTTCTTTTGGTGTAAATTTTGGATGAACTGTACCACAATTGTTACACAATACAACGGGTATCGGTAACATTGATGCTACACCATTTGGTGATTGTACTGCTGGTACTTCTTTATACATTGTTACTTCGTCAAAGAAGATACCACCACATTCGGGACAATCTACAGTAGGTAACTTTCTTGGGTCTAATTTTAGACCTACCTGTTGTTTGTTCTGTTGTCCCCCTAAGTCTACAACTTTTCCTTTTTTTGCCATATTACTTTCCTATTGTTACTAAAATATTTAAAATCATCGCCATAATGTTGATTTCTTTATCAACAACCATTGAATCTTTGTACTGACCATCTGCGATGTTTAAAATAGTCTGTCCAACTTTACCTGATGCGTATTCATCTACTTCATCATATAGTGCTCTGTATAATGGTTGAAAATCTTTCACTTTTGAATCAGCAATAATCTTTCTGATTTCATTGAATTGTTTTTTCATTTCACCACCCGATTTCATCACTTCAATTACATTGTCAACATAGTTTGCTTGAACTGTAGATGTTGTATCTATTTTCAATTCACCTTTGACAACCTGTCTCTGTGCTGCGTTTAGAACTCTACGAATGTCAGGATACCCACCATTTACTAATACTGCAAGGTCTTCTTTTTCAAACTTAACCTCTTCCTCGTTTAATATATCAAACAATCTTTTCGCTACTTCCTTCTTTGAAGGTGGTGTTATTGCGAATGTCTGACAACGAGATTGAATCGGGTCGATAACTTTTTCTACATAGTTACAAGTTAAAATAAATCTTGTAGACTTTGAAAAAGTTTCCATCAAGTTTCTAAGTGCTGCTTGTGCATTTGGTGTTAAATAATCTGCTTCATCTAATATGATAACCTTCCACTTTCTGAAACCCATTGATGATGCGAATCCACGAATCTTATCACGGACTGCGTCAACTGAGTTTTCATCAGAGGCGTTTATGTACATAACATCACAATCAATCTGATTTGTGATTATCTTTGCGAGGGTAGTCTTACCTGTACCTGCTACTCCGTAAAGTAACAAGTGTGGTACATCCTCATTCTCAATGTATATTTTTACTTTTTCTAAGATATGTTCATTACCAACATATCCCTCTAATGTATCGGGTCTATATTTTTCAACCCATAGTGAATTACTCATATTAAAAGAATTTATTTGATGTAAAGTTTTGTGACCATTTAGGGTCTCTCTTAGACTCATCTAATGGGTCACCTTTGTAATCTACGTTTCCTGCTTCATCAATAATTTTCTTAATATCATCGATGTTTTCTTCAGGAATCCAAAGTTTAGTGTAAACTTCATTTGGTGTATCTTTTACACCTCTTTCTAAACACCACTGTCTAATACCTTCCCATGCGTTACTTTTATGTAATGACGGGTGACTATTATACAAGATGTTCTTTTTATATCCATTACCCTGTAAGATATGATATAACCACTCCACACCGTATTTGGTTTTGGATGTATGTTTCTTCTTACTGTTTTCTAAACAATGAGTTAAGTCACCAACAAGATTATTTTTAAAGTCTTCATCATGTGGTGGTAATTCCCAATCAAATTTCTTACCTTCAGGAATTTTATTTATTACGTCTACGAACTCATCTTTATTTGAGAAGTATAATGGATAATCTTTACCCAAAACATATTCATATGTTGGGTGTTTAAATGCCAAACTTGGTTTGTTTAATCTAATTGCGTCTTGTACAGACAAGTTCCAAGTCATGTAATTATCAACAAAACACAAAGTAGCGTGAGACTGTTCAATCAAATTACGATATGCTCCACCACTTGGTAAATTCTTGACATACATCCATTTTGGTGCAGGTTTACCTGCCATTGGTTTCTTAGCGTTTTCATCAGTAACCCAAACTAACCACTCATCTCTATCAAGGTCTTCTGTATATTCAATAAGTTTATTGATACCTGTTGAATTATTCCATCTATGATTGAATAACAATATCTTTTTACCTTGTGCAGGATTAGGGAATGGTTCCGAATCAGGGAACTGTCCCACTCCTAATGGGAAGTAGTTAATCTTATCATCCATGACCTCGTCATTGATACCTTGAACTATATAGTCTCTTTTGTCCCAATTAGATTTCATATAATCTTTTGATACAGGACAGTGGAAATATGATTTGTAAGACCAATTGATTGCTTCAAGTTGTCTATAGAATCCTTCGGGATATCCATCGGTAACTCTACTCTTTGTACAGTCGACCCAATGGAAAAAGTTGAAACATTCTACTGTAAGACCATATCTTGAAGACATGATTGAATTTACAACATTATATAAAAGTTCAGGTTGGTGATTAAATATAAAGTCAAAATCTTGACCTCTCCAATCTGTAAGTTTGTTCAAGAGTTTACCGTTAAAGTATGCTCTATTGGATAAAACAGATTGAGTATAATCAAATGGTACTAATGTTACGTTTGGACCTAAATCAGGAATCGTGTTATTGGTAGGAACCAATATCGTATGGTGACACATCGGTAAAAACTTGATAGTCTTAACCATAACTTTATAGTTAGAATCACCGTGATGTTGAAATTTAGGACCACTCCACCTAACAGGTGACATGATGTGTAGAACTCGTCTACCGTACAGTGGATGGTTGTAATCTTTAGTCATATTTTGCTCCTTACTTTATTTCTACTAAGTAGTAGTTAGAAGTGAAACCATCTTTTTCAAATGTTGCGTACGCAAGTCCTTGATTTGAAACTTTTAGAGAAGATGATTTTGCACCTTTGTTTGCGTTAAGAATTTCTTTTAGATATTTTGCTGAGAATGAGATTGGTTCGATATCACCATCACATTTACAGTTTACGTTAATAGAAATTCTGTTAGAATTAATTTTTTGATACCCCAACACAACAGAACCTTTGTTGTTCTTACAAGAGAAAGTAAATGTATCTGATTCACTTAATGCTCCTTTTGACTTTACGAATGTTGAAATAAATTCATTGTCTAATGTAATTTCACCATTAAAGTCAGGTAGTTGTTTTAAATCAGGAACTACAGGAATAACAGATAAATCTGCTAACATATAATTAACTGATGTCTTCTTGTCTGAGAATACTAAAGATGCTTCACCTTCAGAAACCTCAATAGAAGAATCTAAAACACCTAACAACCCTTTAAGTTGTGATGTTGTGTAAATACCGAACTCTCCATTTGGAAATTCTTTATTTTCACTTTGGACACTTCCTAAAAGTGTCTTGTCGTCTGAAATAAAACTTACAGACATACCTTCATCGGTTGAGTTAATTTTAACCGATTCGACTTCACCACCGAGATTATATCGGGAAATGAAACCTTCAAACGAGTTTTTCTTCATGTTACTATTGTTTAATTTTAATTAATATACGAAATTTATTTTTAAAATCCAAAAAATTGTGAAGCTTTTTGTAAATTAGAATTAGGTTTCTCCCAATCCATCGCTTCATAGAAATCTCCAAGTTTGTTTTCCAACTCTTTTTCCCATATTTTATCATAGTCAATATATTGTTCAACAAACTTTAGAATCTGTGGTGGGTCGTTATGACCTTTTAATGCGGTTGAGTCTAATCCAAGTGGATTGTTTTTTAAATAAACCCACTTAACCTTGTCACCGTCTCTCATTGGTTCATATTTGTAAGGTACTTTATAGAACGCAAGTAATTGATTATATGTCAATGCAGATTTAACGTGAGCAGGAGTTCCTTTTTTGAACTCACCCAACACCTGACTCTTTGTCATATATTTTGACAGTTCTTTTACTGACGTATTTTTTGCAATGTCTATAAAGTTCCTATCGACCATACCATCTTTGTAATCTAATATTTTTTGGTCTATCTCTGTTTTTTCAGTTGATTTTAGAATATCTAAAAGAACTGTTTTCATCACTTCTTTAAAGTAAGTTGGAAACGAACTACGTTTTACATCCAACCCTTTTACATCCAATTTATCACAATCAACAGTATTGTCGTTGATAATCCATTGAGCGTATCGTTTCTTTGATACCCAAAAACCACCCTTAGCGATTGTTTCTTGTTTGATATCAAATCTATGTGTATCGATGTTAAATAACTTTTTTGCCATAACATCGTACATTCCATTAATATGTTGTTCTACCTCTTTTGCTGCGGATAGAATCGCAGGAATCATTTCTTCATCTGAATCTTCGTTAAGTTCAGGATTACGTGCTTTTACCAAAGGTGCTGCTTGATAGAATACAGAATCAGTATCAGTGTATACGTTATAGTCTGCCTCTTGTCCTATCACCTTTGAGTAGTATTGATTTGCAATCAACTCAGTTGTTTTAATTACAGTCTGACCTGTAATCGTAGTTGCTTCTGCATTATCAATATCATAGAATCTGAATGATGGTAATCCTAAAACTCCATACAAAGAGTTTAACATAATCTTTTGTACCAACTGTCTTTTACCGTAAAACTTGTATTGTTCGTCATCACCTTCCTTACCATACTTTTTCATCAAATCTTTGTACTCAACTCTTTTGTTAAACCAAACATTTAATATTTCAGGAATGATACCAACTTTATCTGTTCTGTAAAGGACACCATTTGCTGCGACTGAGTATTTATTCTTCTCTATAAATGCGTTGAACTTATCTTTTGGTAAAGTAGGAAACTCGTTTCCATCAACGTCCATAATAGTATAAGTTTCCAATCTACCCTTCATGTGGTCCTCAGCAGAATAATCTTTCAACTTACCAATCTTTGTCTCAGGTGAAATATTAATACTCATAATGATTGATGGATATAGTGAAGTTAAATCTAAATCATAAACCCATTTATACAATCCCGGCTTTGGTTCTTTTACATACGCTCCTGTAAACTTACCCTCACCATCTGAACCATCTTCATTCTTTGGAACTCGTCTTGCTTTATTTGGTGCGACTCTACCACTTCTTCTAAGGAATGTCAACATTGCACCCTCTAACCATTTTGATGAAAATAAGTAATCTTCATAAAATACATGACCTGTATGACATATTGCTCTTGCTAAGTCAATAAACTGAAGTTTCTTATCCATATCAACAACCAACTCAACATCGACTAAGTTATACTCAATAAACTTCTCTATATCATCTCTGAATAGTTGGTCAAGGTTTCCTTCATACTCAATCTTCCCTCTACCCAATTCAGTTGTTGCTACCGTGTCTAATCTGTAGTTTGGAAGTTCAGTGTATGTGTAACATTTGTACAACGCAAGATAATCTAATGCTGATACACCTGCGATAATGTATCTCTTACGATATTTGTTCCAATGAACTTTACCGATTGGTGATAGTTTGTTTGCTAATCTTTCACCAAATCTATTCTTTAATCTGTTGTACAAATACGTTACATCAAAATAATCAATATTCCATCCTGTTACAATAGATGGATTTATTTCTTGCCACTTGTTTAAGAATGCTGTAAGTAGTTCATCTTCAGAATCAAATGATTCTACCTGTGCACCTTTGATTGTTTTATTAATCTTTTCACCTTTATTAACAACGTAAACAAAGTAATCATTTGTAACACTATCATGTCCTGCAATCGCAGTGATTTCATTACCTGCTTTATCAATATCAGGAAGACCACTAAGCATTTCTACCTCTATATCAAAAGTAAGAACTGTATGTCCAACTGATGATTCATCTGAGTCACCGTAGTTGTCAATTAAGAATCGTGTAACTTCGTTTACATCTGATTCGTATAATTGTAAATCATCTTCTGCTTTCCACCAAGTAAGTTTCTTTAAACGTTCACCGTGAATTGATTGATGTGCTCCATTACCATCTCTTACATATGCGTATCTACGATACTTTGATGTATAGTAACCTTTCTCATCATCCCAACAATGTATGATATTCTTTTCTTTTTCGTAGTATACGTTTTGATACATATATTATTGATAATCGTTAAATTCACCAAAAAGTAGGTGAGTCCAAGTTTCCCCTTTTACTATTTTTCTAATATTCGCAGGAGATACTCCGTTGTTTCTTGCTAATACTCTTATATTACGATGACCCACAGACCATAATTTTCTAATAGACTTTACCTGTGTCTCTGTTAGTTTATGTTGTGGATGTGATTCACCTCGTAACCTCATTTTAAATCTTTTCACTAATATACAAAATTTTTATTAATTTTCCAAATACATTTCACCATTTTTTACACCCGATGGTTCTACGTCCCATAGGTTTATTGCGATGGCTCTTCGTGTCCCACGAGTAACTTTAGTAACTCTATGTGGATGGTGACCTGCAGGAAAGATAACTAATCTATTGTATTTGGGTTCTAATCTTTCAGGTTCACCGTCTGTTCCGTCAGGATATATTTCAAGATATCCACCATCGATATCATTTTCCCACGGATAAAAAACTGTTCCTATTATGGGTCTGACTATTCTTTTTTCAGTATCCCATATGTATTCATCTTTATCAAAATGAAAAGGTAACTCGTCTCTGTCTTCATCTTGTGAATAAACACCTGTCCAATATTCAAATCCTGAAATACTAACTGAAGGATATGGGGAGTTATCACCCCAAATATACTCTATTAGTTCTTTCTTGAGTGAATTAGTTGGTGTATTCCACCAACCATCCCACCAATAATAACCTTTGTCGTCCCAAAAAGTTTGGTCATTTTTTAACTTATCTAAAAGTTCTTGGTCTTTAATAAAATCGTCTATTACTATCATAACAATGTTTCTACTTTCTTTAATGCTGCTGCGATTACTTGGTGCATATCATAGTACTTATATTCTGCTAATCTACCACCAAATATTACTTTATCCTGTTGTTGTGAAAGTTTTTTGTACTTGTTATACTTTTCGTTATTTATTTTATCATTTACAGGATAAAAGGGTTCTACCCCTCTACTATATTCTTGTGGGTATTCCCAACTTACATATGTTTTATTCTGTCCTTGGTCATCAAAGTATTTATGTTCAATTACTCGAGTATATGGTGTATCTTCATCTGTAAAGTTCATAATAGCACAACCTTGATAATTATCTTTAGATTGGAATTGTTTATTCATCCAATGTACTGACTTGTATTCTAAGTCACCATATTTGTAATCATAATACTTGTCAATCGGACCTGTATAAATTACTTTTTCTGCTAAACCGTCCCAAAAGTCTTTTTTATCAAAATAATCTGTTTCTGTAAATACTTCTACATCTTCTAATAATCTATCAAAAATCTGAGTGTACCCACCAATTGGTATTCCCTGATATTTGTCATTGAAGTAATTATTGTTATATGTAAATCTAACGGGTAATCTTTTGATTATAGACTTTGGTAATAACATACAAGGTTTCATCCACTGTTTTTGAGTGTAACCTTTTATCAATTTTTCATAAATATCAGTTCCGACAAGTGCTTTCGCCTGTTCTTCTAAATTAGTTGGAGTATCCTTAAATCTTTGTGATTCAATCTTGTCCTTTGCTCCTTCAGGTGTCCTTACACCCCACATTTTGTTGAATGTATACATATTGAAAGGTAATGGATATATTTCACCTTTATAGTTTGCAACTATATTCAGTTGGAATTGATTAAAGTCTACAAATTGATTTATCCAATGCCACACCTTTTCACTATTTGTATGAAATATATGGGGTCCATATTTGTGTACATGGACACCATCAATTTCTTCAGTGTAACAATTACCACCAATGTGATTTCTTTTTTCGATTACACATACTTTTTTACCTGCGTCTTTCAACTCGTATGCACAAGTCGCTCCATAAAACCCCGAACCAATAATTAAGTAATCGTATTTATACAACTCTATTTTTTTTAATGACCGTTTATATTGACAAATATTCATTCATTGGTTTTACACCAATAATTCTCTTTACTTCAATTTGATTTTCTAACAAAACTACAGTTGGGACACTCCTTATACCATATCTTTGTGCTAAGTCTGATTGTTCATCCACGTTTATTTTTTTTACGGGAATCGTATTACCTACCTGTTCCATTACAGGACTTAATGTTTTACATGGTTGACACCACGCTGCTGAAAAATATAAATATTCTCTCATCTTCTTACCTTTGTTTAACCATCACAGGATACACAATCAGGGTCCAATGCTCGTGCTGCGATATCACCACGAAGGACGGACTCTGTTCTCATATAATATAAAGTTTTAATTCCTTGTTTCCACGCCTCTAAAGTAACTTGATTAATCCATTTAGGAGTTGCTTCAGATGGGAACGCCAGATTCAACGAAACTGATTGGTCAATATATTGTTGTCTAACACCTGCTTGTCTAATTAATTCTAACTGATTAATTTCCTTGAAGGTCTTAAATACATCTTTTACCCAAAAAACTTGTTCTTTATCAAATGCCTCTTGAGGAATGTCTTCTCTTTTTAAGAGTTTTCCATCTACAAATCCCCAATCATCTAATTCTTTGATATCTTGAACCGAACCACCGTCTTCTAAGATTTTGTCCCAAGTTGATTTCTTATTGATACCAATTTTTCTAAGAACTTTTTCCAATTCAAGATTTTTACGGATAAACGTACCTTTTGCAGTTTGTTCCGTAAATACATTTGATGGCCATGGTTCAATACCTGCTGACACATTACCACTTAATTTAGAATTAGATACTGTTGGTGCGATTGCTCTCAAGTGAGTGTTTCTAAATCCACTATCTTTACACCATAATGGTTCACCTAATTCAGTTGCCATATCTCTACTTGCTCTTTCTGATTCAATCTTGATTTGAGAAAAGATTTTACGAGTTTCGAATTGAGATGGTAATCCTTCAAATGAAATACCTTTTCTTTGTAAGTAAGTATGCCATCCTAATACACCTAATCCTAATGCTCTACCTTTTTCTGCTGAACGTACTGAATTCTCAAATCCTCTCATGTTTTTTGCTTTTTGAATAAACTCTGAAAGAACTCCATCTAAGAACCAAGTTGCTGTATAAATTAAATCAGTATCTTTCCACTCATCATACTTTGCTAAGTTAAGTGAAGATAGACAACAAACAAATGAGTGATTTTCATCTGTATGTAATACGATTTCAGAACAGATATTAGTCATGAAAACTTTCAACCCATTGTCTTTATACATTGGTGGATTTGCGTTGTTTACATTACCTTTAAACATGATATACGGTTCACCTGTTGCTTTTCTCTTCTGAAGTAACTTACCCCATCTTCTTCTTGCTTCAGATTCACCATCTTCTAATTTTCTCATAAACTTGTTACCAACTACAACACACTGATGTAAGTTCATACATTGTCTATTCACATCACCTTTTGGTTCTCTGATTTCAATCCACTCATCAAAATCATCGTGTTCAATGTTCAAGTTTACTGATGCTGCTCCTCTTCTAACCGCACCTTGATTTGTTGCAAGGATTGTAGAATCATAAATCTTACAAAATGGTACAACACCATCGGATGTTCCGTTTTGTGTGATATTAGAACCTGCTGGTCTAATCATGTTTACTCCGATACCTACTCCACCACCGTGTTTAGCAAGTAACATCATTTCTAAGTTTTTGTTACCGATTTCTTGGATTGAATCTCCTACATCGATACCAAAACAACTGATTGGTAAACCTCTATCCGTTCCCGTATTAGATAATACAGGTGACGCAAGATTTAACCAACCTTTCCATATATAATCAAAAAACTTTGAAGCAAGTTGTGGTTTGTTCAGTCTTCTTGCGACTGCTGTAGATACTCTCCAATATGCGTCTTTTGGTTTTTCGTCAGGAAGTAAGTAACCCTTTGATATCGTCTTTACATAGATTTCCGTGTTTGCCCAAACAGGAAAATCAACACCAACTTCCCAACCTAAATTTTCTGCGTGATTTTTCATAACTAATTATTTCTTAAAATATGTCGTCCCAATCTTCACCTTCATTTGCCTTACTGTAGTCAGTAGGTCTGATAGCGAAGAAGTCCGTGTGTGTTTGTCCACCTGTTAAGTGGTAGAACCAATCTAATTCCGATGCTGATTCTTCATCATAGGAAGTTATGGATTCTGAATAACCTAACTCTTTGTATTTTTCATTGATTCTTCTTTTGATAAAATTCTTTAGGTCTTCTTTTTTCAGATTTTCTAAATCACCTTTTTCAAACATTTTATCAATAAATTTTAGTTCCAACTCCAACATAGTTTCCGCTGCCTCTCTAATTACAGGTTTTGCGTCTTCTATTAGTTCAGGATATTCCTGACACATATGTCTGAATAGTTGGATACCCATTTTAGAATGTAAAGATTCATCTCTTACACTCCATTTCATTTGTTGTCCAATACCTTTAAGTCTATTCCTCATTTGGAATGAATAAAGTACTGCGAAAGAAGAATAAAGTGCTACTCCTTCTGCGAATGCACTAAAGATAGCGAGTGACCTTGCTACTTCTTGTCTTGCTTTAGGATTATTCTTTAAGTCTTCGTATGTATAATTTGATGATACTTCTGCTAATGCTTCAAATCTATCGGCAGTTGCAGGTTCATGTAAAAATGCTTCAAAATCTTCTAAACCTAATGATTCGTTAAGATATGAATATGCGGTTGCGTGAATGGTCTCTTGTGAACCAAACATCATTGCCATTTGTTTTATCTCATGTTTTGGAAACCAATTTGTTACCATGGTTGTCCAATAATCCGATACTGCACATTCGGTTTGAGCAAATCCAAGCAGAATATTACCAACTAAGTGTTTCTCTTCGACTGACAAATTTTCATTCCAATCTTTGATGTCACCTTGCATTGGGATTTCAGTATGTAACCAAAATGCTTGTGCTTGTTTTAACCAACCTTCTGTATAGTATTCGGGATATTCAAATGGTTTGAACGGTATACGATTGTCAAATAATCCCATAATTATTAAAACTTAATTTTTTAGTTATACAAATGTTTTAGTCGGTGATAATATATATGATTAAAAATCAATATCACCCGACATTTCCTTATATTTTTGCGCTAATTCTTTTCTTACTAAACTCTCCCCCTGTTTCATCTGACTTGTAGTCTTTCTACCATCAATGGAATCATCGTTGTAAATATTAATCTGTCCCGTGGAAAAATTAGCTTTAGATGGAAATGTCATACCATCGGGACCAAATCTGTTTTTGATAACATGCCACCTACCTGTACCTGCGAGTTTATCTTCTATTTTACGAGAAAGTGATACAACAAAGTCTGCTGTCATCATCTTTGAAAATGAACCTGCTATCTTAGTACCTGTAATTATGTCATCTTCTGCACCACTTCTATTAATTTGTGATGCTGTATAAACAGGGACTTCATACTCACCTGCCATACCACGAAGGTCTTCGATAATTTCTTCTAACTCTTCGTGTCTTTTTTCTTTTTGAGGACCTCTCAATAAATCTGCATAGTCAACAATCACTACATCAGGTTTTTTGTTCTGTAGTATCATCTTGTCCATATGTGCTTTTAGAGATGTTACACTGGCGGTCTTAGTTGGATAGTGTTTTACGACTAAATCACCTGAGACAGTTTTTACTGCTTTGGTCACATCTTCCATATTGTATTTTAGATTTGCAACTGCAACTCCACTCAATACCGCATCATATCTCTGACCAACATAACCTTCGTTTAATTCAAGGGTATAATGTGCGACAGTTTTACCCTTTTTCATTGCATTTACTCCAATGTTTATTAACGACCATGATTTACCAATACCTGGCGGTGCTGCGAATAAAATTAATTCACCCTTCCCAAAACCACCTTGTGTAATCTCATCAATAACTTGCCATCCTGTTGAAACAACGTTTCTAACAGTATCTTCGTATCTTTCAGTTATCATAGATTTGTATTCATGACCAATATCAGAATCTTGACCTGCTTTCATCGCAGTATCAATGTTCTTTTTTATCATGTCATACTTACCACTTTCTAATAAAGGTACTGAATCTAAGATTGCGTTCTTAATAGATTGATTTTTACAAAAGTCAAGAACTTGTTCTTTTACGAATTCTAAATCTTCACTCTCTAAGTGGTTCCATGCAAACTTTAGGGTATCAATTACTGAAGTTTGTAATACATCTCGTTCAATAGAATTGATTTTGACTTTGAGAACATCCAAAGTTGGCATTTTCTCAAATTCACTCATGTACTTTAGAATGGTTCTAACTAACCATTCCGCTGCTTCAGAATCAAAATACTCGGGTTTGATGATATCATATATTTGTCTTGTAAAAGACCTGTCTGATAGTATCGCCGATATTACTTTATTCTGAAATGATGTACTAAACCTTGACCCTAATTTTTCCATAGACTATAATATACGAAATTATTTCTTAATATCAAAATTATTTTTTAGATTTGTTTCCAAAGAAGTAAAAGAGTTTCGTAACCAAGAGTCTACATTTGCAAATGCTGTATATAATTTATCATACATAAACATTTTTTTAAACTCTATCATATCCAACCTATTTCCTTCGGAATCCATGATTTCTCTTACGTTTGATTTTATAGAAGAAGATATTTCAGGGTCATGTAATTGCATTAACTTATGATTTAGTTTTATAGTGTCAACGTTTTCACTTAATTTTTGTGACAACTTGTCATCACACTCTTTTAAACATTTGTCAATGAATGTGTCTAAAGAAAGTTCATTTTCACCTAAAAAGGTCATTTTTTTCTCTATTGTTTTTATACCAATACCATTTACACCACCTATGTTGTCAGATTTATCACCCATCAAACATCTGTAGTATATTAGATTTTGAGGAGTAACACCATACTCTTCCTTTACCATATCAGGAGTATAAAGTTTTTTCTTAGTCAATGCGTAAACAGAAACTCTGTCATTTACTAATTGTAAAAAATCTTTGTCTGATGAACAAATTGTAACTTCATTCTCAAAATAATGATTAGCAAGATATGCGATTATATCATCTGCTTCAACATAATCTATATATGTTAGTGATAAAGGTAGGATTTGTAAATATTCAATCAGTCTACTGAATTGTTTTCTCATAGAAACTTCTTGGTCCTCTAAGTCTTCGTATCCTGCTAATCTATTTAGTTTGGTTAAACCCTTTCTACCTTCTTTATATCCCTTGTGTATTTGTTTTCTTCTATTAGAACCACCCTTACCGTCAAATACCACGACAACACGAGTGGGTTTTAATGTACGGATTATTGAGGCAGTGGACAGGAGAAAACCTGTCACACCACCACAATGTTCACCGTCATCATTGAGTGCAGGAACTGCTCCAAAACATCTAATGAACTGATTGAGTCCATCGAGTATCAAAACTCTGTCGTTTAAAGATTCATCTTTTACTTCGTTATGTTCTATACTTACTTGTTTAAGGAGTTCCTTATATCTATTATTCATCAAAACTTGTTACTTCAACGTTATCAATATTTGCTTCTGCACTCGATTCTTTGTAAGCCATAATATATGAATTACAAATTTCATTGTAGATACTATCTTTCAACTCAGGTCTACTGTCTAATAAGTCATCCCAAGTTTTTGCTTGGAACTTTAGTTCCTCACCTGTTTCTTTATCTACATAGGTATACCACGCTCCACTCTGAGATACTAACTTATATGTTTTCATCATTTGTAACCATGAACCATAATTGTCAATACCACTATCAAAGTAGATATCAAAATCAACTGAACGTAATGGTGGACCCATTCTGTTCTTTATCACTTGTGCTCTTGTTTTGATACCAACTACTTGGTCTACTCCACCTATTTTAGATTTAAGTTGTCCCATTGATTTTAACCTAATTCTACAAGAAGAGTGGAATGCGATTGCTTTACCACCACTTGTAGTCCAAGGGTCACCGAATGAAACTCCTAATCTTGTTCTTAGTTGGTTTGTAAAAATTAAAGAAATTCTCTCTCTACCAATCAAGTTAGTTACCTTTCTCATTGCTTTCGATATAATGATTGCTTTTTGAGTTGCGTAACCTGCTTGGTCGTAGTCTGCTGAGATTTCTACTTTAGTTGATGCCCCTGCGACTGAATCTACAACTATCGTAACTAATTTCTTTTTGTCTGAGGACCTCACTGACTCTATAATAGAATCAATGGCTTCGAAAATATCTTCAACTGTTTCAAGAGGGACGTATAACATCGTTTTAATATCAACACCAATCGCTTCTAAAAACTCCATATTACATGCGTTCTCAGTATCTATATAAACACCAAGACCACCTTGTTTTTGAGTGTCTGCTATTGCATGTGCTGCTAATAAAGATTTACCACTTCCTTCTAATCCTGTGATTTCAGTAATCCTACCAACGGGTAATCCACCATTTGGTCTGTTTGAAATCGCAAGGTCCAACATTGGAGAACCTGAGGACACCCACCCGTCAAGGTCGGTGGGTGTTTGTTCGTCACCATCTAAAAAGTATGCAACTTTGTGATTGGATTTGAACTTTTTGTTCAGGTTATCAGCCAAGATTGAAGATAGTTCATCACGAACATTCTTTTTCTTTGCCATATTTAGTCGTTAAATAAGTCGTCAAATGCCTCTTTTACATTACTCGCAGGAGAGGTTGCTTCAGTTTTCTCAGTAACTTCTACTTTAGGTTCTTGTTTCTTATCAGTAACTTCACCTGTATCTAACCATTCTTTCAACATTCCTTCCATTTCTTCGTAAGAAACTTTTTTGAATAATGAAGGAAGTTCAATTTGGTCTTTAGCAGTTTCTAATACATTCTTATCTTCTGAGATAGGAGTTGTATTAGGTTTTACTCTGATGTAAGTTTCAGGATAAGTT